CAAGCACCCGCCCCCCCCCCGCCGATATACTCACAGAACTGGCAAAGGATAGCGACTGGTATGTCCGCGGGGAAGTGGCAAGGAATCCCAACACGCCCGCCGATGTACTCGCAGAACTGGCAAAGGATAGCGACAGTGATGTCCGCTATTATGCAGCAAGGAATCCCAAGTTAAAAGAAGTTTTAACCGATAAAAAATAAAAGCGATGAAGACTAGACACAATTTCAACAGAGGCCTAAGAATGGACTTGGCATGCAGCAGAAACGACTATTTCAGACCTGTATTTTCATATATCTATTTTAAAGACGGTTACGCTTATGCAAGCGACACACATATCTTGGTAAAAAACAAGCTATCCGAATGTTCCACATTCACCGATAAAGAAATAGAAAAGCTCGATGGTAAGTTTATAGGCTCAAAAGCCTACAAGTCTATCCTCTCTTACGATATGGTACAAGTTACAGACATGGGGTTTGAATGTATATTGTATGACAATCAAAAAGTTATATACCCGTTTGCTGATGTCTATAAATACCCTGAAATTGAGAAAACGATTTCAGAACATCTAAAAGAGAGTACAGAGGGAATCACAAAGTTACGGATAGATCCTTCGCTCCTCTCCAAGATTGAGAAAGCACTATTCAATTTTGAGGACGCATACATGCAGCTTTCGGAAGGCAATAAATCTTTGGTCGTTAAAAATCGGTATAGCGATAGTATCGAAATCATTATGCTAAAATCAATAATAGATTAAACACGAATCATTATGTTTTACGAAATCAAACTGAAAGTAGAAAAAGAGAACAGCAAAGGAGAGATGAAAGAAGTCATCGAACACTTCATCACCGATGTAGAACTATTCGCCGAGGCCGAAGCCAAAGGACTGGAACAATACAACGGAAATTGCGATGTATTCTCTATCACCCGCTCGAATGTCATCGAGATAGTCAACGAAAAGGAAGAAGACAAGCCCTTCTACAAAGCCACGTTGATAGACATATTCATCGACGACAACGGCAATGAAAAGGAAACGAAGTACTACAACCTCGTTTGTGCCAAAGACATCACCGAAGCCAACCGCCTCATGCAGGAACACATGAGACAAGGTCTTAAAGACATGCGTTTGGACGGAATCGTGAAAACCAAAATCATAGACCTGATATAAGACATAATGTTGGAATTCCCGCAAGCCGAGCCGGGTACGTGGTCGAGCACCATACGGTAGTAGGAACTGCGGGGAGAAATTAGCCATAAGTGTTTTAGTTGGTATCGGCAGTGGCGGAAAGGTAGACGCTATTAAGCAGTAGATTGATGCTCTAAGCTGAGGACGGTAGGAAATGACCGTTGGGAGACAGGTTGGCGAAAAGGAGACCAGCAAGAAGGTAAACAAGTTTAAAAGACAGGAACCAAAACCTACAACAGCGAGCCTTATTCATAGTAGGCGATAAAAGATGTAAGTGAGCAGCACAACAATCATGCGGGTTCGAGTCCCGCCTGCCGAACAAAAAAGAAAAAGATACAATATAATGGAAGAACAAGCCACATATAACAGAACACTCAAATACGATGTAGTGATAGGGATAGACCCCGATGTTGAGCGTAGCGGCTACTCCGTATTAGACATAAGGAAAATGAAAATGGAGATGAGTGTTTGCCCATTCCCCTTGTTGGTAGAGGGCATAAAAAAACTTCATGAGCATTGCAATAAAAATGATGAACGAGTGGCAGTGTATGTCGAGGCAGGTTGGAAAAACAAATCCAACTGGCATTTGTCCCCGAAAGACACACGGGCGAGCGCAGCCAAGAAAGGCGAGCACGTAGGCCGCAACCAAGAGACAGGCCGTAAGATAGTCGAGACGTTGCTCCATTACGGAATACAAGTCATGGAACAAGCCCCTTTGCGCAAGTGCTGGCAAGGGAAAGACGGCAAGATCACCCATGAGGAATTGAAGCGGTTGTGCGATATGAGCGGTATAGAGTTTAACAGACCCCGCAGCAACCAAGAAGAAAGGGACGCAGCCCTGCTCGCTATCACCTGCTCCGGATTGCCCATTAAATACAAAGTCGTTGAATCTAAAATAAACAAATGATATGACAGCAGAAGAATTTATAAAATCGGTAAGCACAGAAGATTGCGCAGGCGGGCATATATACCGTAGAGTTTCAGAAGATGATGCCTTAAAAGCTATTGAGATGACAAGACTCGAAAAATCGCAGACATTTGTCGGTATGCAGGGCTGGATATGCCCTAAATGCGGTAGAGTTTATTCGCCAATGACATCTATGTGCACATATTGCCACAACGAAAACATCATAAATTCACCTTCTTGTGGTATGTAAATTTTAGTATTATGAGCGAACAGGTATTATCAATAGAACAAATGCTATGAAAACGAACCAACTGATGAAAAGAAAAATGGGTAACATAGATGTGACCCAACGTACCAAAGACGGATTTTTCTGTGCATCCGAATTGTTGAAACAGTGGAACGAAGGCAACAACCACAAGAAAAATGTTAACCACTATCTCGAAAACAGTAAGACAAAAGAGTTTATAAAAGCTCTTATAAATGACGACGATCAAATTCGGAATTCCGAAAAACCTATAAATCAAATACTTATAATAAATAAATCGAGGACCAACAAAGACGGGAGCAAAGAGGCAGGGGCTGTTTGGATGTCGCCCTTACTGTTCATCGATTTTGCAATGTGGATTAACCCGTCATTTAAGGTTAAGGTATTGAAATTCGTCTATGACGAGATGATAAAGTACCGCAACGAAGCCGGCGATGCCTACAACAAACTAGGCTCTGCCGTTTCAAAGATCGTTCGGAAAGACTTCATGCCCCAAGCTATGCAGAAAGTAGGGGAAGCATTGAACTGGATTGTGTTCAACGAGCATGAAAGGAATATCCGCAACCAATACGGCGAAGAAAAGAAACAGCGGGAACTGTACGAGCTGGAAAGAAAAGTCGCCGACCTTATCAACGAGGGCTTTATCAAGAACTACGACCAAATGATAACCTATTTGAAAAACGTTTACCGGCACAAGTACCTGCCGGCTGTATTCTCATAACCCAGAATTGTTAAAACAAGAATAGCCATGATTATAGCCAAGCAAGTTATATCCTCCATTATCGAGGAAAAGAAAAAGAATAACAAGAAGCCCTCCATAGCGAGCTTTACCGAAATACAGTCGGTGGTTATCCGGTCACTCAAATCCGAGATAAACGAGCTATGCAAAACCGGAGAGATTGACAAGCACAAGACACTTAACGGGTGGGCATTTTCAATTACTGAAATCACAAATTAAAAAAATATTTAATCGTTTGATTTACAGCTATTTATATTTGTAAAAAAGTAAATAATATATTAAATTTACCATGTAATAAATAAGAACAATTATGAGCACAATCTTACAGTTTCCCAACCGTTTCACGTCAGTGGAAATTGTCAATTATGAGTAAAATTCATGAGTTTATAAAAAGAAAATAGGAACTAAATATACATTACATGGGACGAAATAGAAAAATGGGATTGGACTATTTTCCTTTTGACATAGACACATTTCAAGATATAAGAATACGAAAGTTAATCAAGTATCAAGGCGGTAAAGCTATGACGGTATATGCTCTCCTGCTATGTCTTATCTACAAGGGTGGGTACTACATGATGTGGGACGAAGAGTTGCCCTTCATTATTTCGGAACAGACCGGGTTTGAAGAGGCATATATATCAGAAGTGATTAAGAGCTGTCTGGCACTGGGGTTATTTTCCAAAGAATTATTTGAAATGGAACATGTGCTGTCATCGAAAGGAATACAGGAACGATACAGGGACATTTGCAAACAGATCAATCGGAAATGCGATTTCGTCGAATATTCCCTTATTTCTTCCGAGGAAAAACATATTTCCTCCGAGGAAATGCCTATTTCTTCCGAAGAAATACCCATAAACTCTGAGAAAATACCACAAAAGAAAATAAAAGAAAAAGAAAAAAAAGAAATACTCTCTAACGAGAGTATAAAGAAAAAAGCGGCGTCCGCCGCCACACTCAAAAGGAAAGAAGATTTTTATCATTCCCTATTTCCTTATGTCGACAAGTACGGGAAAGAAATGCTTCGGGCATTCTTCGACTATTGGTCGGAGATGAACGCCTCCCAAACGAAAATGAGATTCGAGAAACAGCCCACATGGGAGCTCTCCAAGCGGCTCGCCACATGGGCAAACAACGAGAAAAAGTATGAAAACAATAAAAGACCTGCTACCGGAAAGACCAAACAGGAACGACTTGCAGAGTTTGCAGAAGCCATCGCCGCCAAGCTGGCAGCAGGAGATACTGGCAGCCTACAAGACGGGGGAGAATCTGCTCTGCCTTTTTAGCCCTGACAAGCAAAGCCGTTATTGCCAGAGCCTCGAACGCTGCCTTATCGGCAAAGCTCCGAGCATAGCCCGTGTATCGAGGACGTTCGGGAGCCACATTGCCGAGTCGTGGTTGGAAATACAGCTTCTCGACCTCGCCGAATTTTCGGGAGTACGCAAAGACGGAGTGACTGAGAAAGAATACGAGGATATAGCCCGTATCATCATCTCCGGCTATGGCGATTTCAAACTCACCGAGTTCATGGTATTCTTCCAGCGGTTCAAGCAAGGTCTTTACGGGACGTTCTACGGGGTTTTCGACCCTATGGTGATAACAAGGTCGCTTCGGGAGTTCAGAGCCGACAGAGAGAAACTATTGCGGTTCTATGAAGACAAAAAAAGGCAGGAGGAAAGGAAACGGGAATGGGAACGAAGCAGAACCACCAGCCTCACTTTCGAGGAATGGGAAGAGCTCAAATGGCTGTTTAACATGGGATATGAACGGAAAGGCTTGGAATTTACAAATTATTAAAACAAATAAATAGATACACTATGCCGATAAGTGAAGTACACAATATGGATTGCATGGAATATATGAAGGATATACCCGATAAATTCTTCGATTTAGCTATCGTCGATCCACCCTATGGATTGGACAAGAAAAGTACACGAGGATGCGGTAAGTTGAAGAGGATTAGTCTCAACAAGTTCGGTATTGATTGGGATAAAGCACCGGAGCCGGAATACTTCGAAGAATTGTTCAGAGTATCCCGCAATCAGATAATCTGGGGAGGAAATTACTTTGACCTTCCTCCATGCAGATGTTTCGTTTGCTGGGACAAATCACAGCCGTGGGAGAACTTTTCTCAATGTGAGTTCGCTTGGACTTCCTTTGATAAACCGTCCAAATTATTTTCTCTGAATAGCGGATTCGGCAGCGGGGATAAAGAAAGGATACACCCCACACAAAAGCCGGTAAAGCTATACGCTTATTTATTGGAAAAATTGGCTAAAAAAGGAGATAAAATACTTGATACCCATTTGGGAAGCGGAAGTAGTCGGATAGCGGCATATAAACTGGGTTATGATTTTTATGCTACCGAAATATCCACTGAATATTATTGCCGGCAAGAAGAAAGATTCAGGAAAGAATGTCTAGGTGAATATAAAACACCGATAGGTACTATCATACAAAAAAATATTTTCAACATATAAGTTATGAAAAAAGAATCAACCACGGCTCCCCTAGAAGACATCGTATCGGCGATACTGTCTCATAAGCCTACGAGCGGGTTGCACGACCTGTTAATCATTTTCGACAGTCGCAAGAAGGTATGGCAATGTTATTTCGAAAATGTTTCTGGCGTAGGCATGGATAGAGATTTGAGAAAGGCATTATTAGAGTTAATGGAAATAAGAGTAAAAAGTACACAAATATGAGAGAAATCGAACTACTGAAAGGAGGAGAGCAATGAAAGCAAAAATTAAGAAAACAGGTGAAGTCATAGAGGTATCACAGATAGAAGATATTATCACCAAAAGAGGAGTGGAGCATCAATATGTTGATAACAAGCGCAGTTGGTGTTACTATGTGCAATCAGAGCTTGAATTTATTAAAGAAGAACCACACAAGACTATTGATTGGGAGCAACGCAGGTATGAGATAGCCAAAGATATGATGACTTCTGCTGAACAACATAACAATGACACAACAGGATTCAAAAATACAATGGCACAAGCGCAATATGCAATAGAATGTGCCGATGCCCTCATTGCTGAATTGAAGAAAGGAGGAGAGTAATGATTGAACGATTAAAATGTTGTATCAACATTCTGTTTGCAAAGCAATATATCGTTTTTACGGCAGACAAATACAAGATTGGTAAGTTCGGATCAGGATATATCCGTACAACTAATAAAGCATTCTTACAAGCGGCTATTGAGGTTATAGAAGAAATAGACAGTCATCTTATTGAAGTTAATGAGAAAAATTGATAGTTAATGAGAAAAACGATATTAGATGCCTGTTGCGGGGGAAAGATGTTCTACTTCGACAAACATGACGAAAGAGTTCTTTTTCAAGATATTCGAAAGGTCTCTACTCATTTATGCGATGGTAGATTATTTGAAGTAAATCCCGATATACAAGCTGACTTTACAAATATGCCCTATGAGGATAAGTCTTTTTCAATGGTAGTTTTCGATCCGCCTCACTTATTAAGGAATGTTGGAAAATCAAAGATGGCAGATATGTACGGAAGTTTGAATGAAAAAGCAATGCCAACAGGCTACCAACAAATTAAATACGGGGCTCTGTATTCAGATTGGCGCGATATGCTGGCAAAGGGATTTAAAGAATGTTTTCGAGTCCTGAAACCCGGAGGATTTTTAATATTCAAATGGAACGAGACCGACATCAAGGTTTCTGAAATTTTGAAGCTAACACCAGAAAGACCAATATTCGGGCATATATCCGGCAAACGATCTAATACACACTGGATTTGTTTCATGAAAGATATATAAAGGAGGAATAAAAGATGAAAATAGAAGATATTGAAGATGCCGCATTAGACTGTGCCCTATTCGAGGATTATTACTATAACCCCGACTTGCAGCCTGCATATATAGATGGTTTCAAGCGTGGAGCAAACTGGCGTATTGATTCAGTGTGGCATGAGGCAAGTGAAGAACCTGAAAGGGACAGAATATGTATCGTCCAACTTGGAAATAGCACCCTTGATACCTTTTATTATTCAGGAAATTGGGGGAGATTTCCACGTGGAATTAATATACAACGCTGGGCATACATAGAAGACTTGTTGCCCAATAAAAAGTAGAATAGCATGACAGTACAAGAATTGATTGACGAACTTGAAAAAGTAGAAAACAAGTCAAAACTTATTAAAGTGGCTTCGCTTTATGAGACTAATGATATAAATCGTACAGTTAATAGCGATTATGTATTTGTAATTTGGATCTAATCAATGGAGATTGAAATATGAAGAAAATAATGTTCAATGATAAATACGGACTCACCCAAGCCGTGCTTGAAGGTAGAAAGACGCAGACAAGGCGGATAATGAATCCACAACCGGAGGACTGTTCTGCGGTACATCGTAAGTATGGATCAGCATATTGGAAGGACAAGCCCATGAGTTTGGTCGTCAACGAATATGGTAGCGTTTATTGTGAGCTCTGTGGTTATGGTGCAAAGTTGGAAGGAGGCAGTATATTCCGACTCCCGTATAAAGTAGGTGAAATCGTAGCCGTCGCTCAAAGCTACAATTCCTTTTACAATGATGAGTGCAATCCTAATTTATTCCCAAACGGTGCAGGCTGGACGAATAAAATGTATGTGAAGCCAGAGCTAATGCCACACCAAATCCGCATAACCAATGTACGTGCTGAACGGTTACAAGATATTTCAGATGAAGATTGTTTGAAAGAGGGAATAATAAAAGGACAATGTGGTAGTGCAGATACTCATTTTATGGACGCATACTATGTTCCAAATGATAAGCAACCTTATTGCAGGCCACAATATGCCTATGAAATTATAATTGATAAAATAAGCGGTAAAGGCACATGGAATAGCAACCCCTATGTATTTGTGTATGATTTCGAACTGGTAAAGTAATTATGGAAATAGATAAAATAGAGGCATTTGATTATATGCTCCAACTTTTTGAGGAGTGGCGGGATTCTCATGAAGAATTAAAAAACAAGCCGTTTTCTAAACTTAAAGCCATGAAACTGCTGTTTTTGGCTGCTGCTCCTAAGGAAGATGGAGGCGATGACCTTTTAGACATATTTGATAATTTCTATGCTATGCCATATGGACCGGTAGAAATTGATATTCAAAAGGCAATGTGCGAAGATAAACTTCCTTCGTTTTCGGTTAAATATCGTAGTATTGAACCAAGAGAAGGTGCGGAACCATATAACGCAAAAAGATATAATGACAAGTTTTATCACAGAGTAAGAAATGCGGTAAATGGCCTGAGAGAGGAAAACGAAAAATTGGTATTGCTAAATGCATTTGAACTGGTAGAGATTACTCATAGATGGAGTAGTTGGAATCGGGCGATGGATTTCGCTGAATTTATGGAGCAATTGAGTGCCAAGATGTCTATTGATTCTATTAGGGATTCAAGTAAGATATTCGATTTAAAATGAAATATGATTATGGAAAGAAAAGTAGGAGAAATATTTGAGTACAACGGTGAGTGGTATCAGTGCGTAGAATGTGATAGTTGTGGTAAATGTTCACTTCGTACCACTGAATGTGGAAGCGGTACTAAAAGCGACATAGCAGATGAAGTATTTGGGGAATGTAGCAAAGTAAGAAGAACTGACAATAAACACGCAATCTTCAAGAAACTTGAAAAGGTCGGAGAGCCTATTAGGATAGAGAATAAATCATACCAAAAAATAAAGGTTCCTGATGCTCTTTGTAATAATTGTGCTTTTTATGATAATTTTTCAAGAGACTGCAAATTGAATGGTTATATAAATCCTTATCCAACATATTCATGCTTAATAAATGAAATGTTTGTAGAAATCAAACAAACCAAAGAAGATATGGAAGAAAAGAAATTGAACTTAAAGGAATTTGACCTTGAAGCAGCCAAACAGGGCAAGCCAGTCTGTACGAGAGACGGAAGAAAGGCAAGGATTATTTGCTTTGACGCAAAAGATAATAAACCAATTGTCGCCTTAATATATGATTGTAAAAAAGAAATTGTTTTACAATATCTTGAAAATGGCAGATCTTTTGTCGATGAGATTAGTAATTATGACCTTATGATGCTTCCCGAAAAGAAAGAGGGGTGGTTGAATATCTATAAAAATTTCGAGGATACAGTTTGTTGTGTTTATCCAACAGAAAAAGAAGCTCTTGAAGATGGAGAAACAGAAAAAGATTACATTACAACTATTAAGATCGAGTGGGAGGAGTAAACTATGTGGATAGCAAGGGACGAAAGTGGAAAATTGTTTATGTACTCAACTAAACCATTTAAGCGTAAATATACATGGGGATTTAAAGACAACAATACTATTGTTGTTGTATTAAGTGACAATTTATTCCCAGAAGTAAAATGGGAAGATGAAGAACCAAGAGAGTTGATACTGAAATAATTATTTAAGACGAATAAATCATGAACATTGAAATATTGAAAGAGGAGTACAGCCGCAAGATGGAGAAGGCTCTGAGAAGGGGAGACTTCGATCTGAAATAAAGCAAGAATTTACTTGCTAATCAGATTGATTTTTAGTATATTTATATAAGTTTTAGGTTATTGTTTTAGGATATGAGCAAAGGTAAATTTAACGATGTCAAAGATGACATCATCTCCTATATAAGGGAGGGGGATTCTAATATCTTGGCCTGTAAAAAGGTTGGTATTAGTAAAGAAACATTTTATACTTGGATAAATGACAAACCTGACTTTTCTGACTCTTTAAAAAAGGCGAGAAAAGAGTTTCGTGAAACTATCGTTCAAACATTGGAGCAATCACTTTGGAAGCGTGCTGCCGGTTATGAGGTTGAGGAGGTTAAAAACGAGTATAGGACTTTAAATGACGGGAGTAAAGTGCTTGTAAAGTCAAGTAAAACGAAGAAGCACTTCCCCCCAGATACTGGCGCACTTATATTCGCCTTGATTAACTTAGATCCTGAAAATTGGAAAAACAGACAGGATAACAGGCTTTCTGTCGATGAGGGCATAAGCGGATTTAAAATATCTGTTGTACATAAAGAAGGTACACCACCGATAGCCAACAGTGAATATGACATCGCCGACTGACATATTCGCAACCTTGCCTTTATTTGACAGTATGATGAATAGTAACGAGCGTATCATCGTCAATCAGGGCGGAACGTCTTCTGGTAAAACCTATACGATATTGCAGTTGCTAGTATATTATGCTCTCTCGTTTGTCAATAAAGTCATAACGGTTGTCGGACAAGATATACCTAACTTGAAAAAGGGAGCATATCGAGATGTCAAGACGATAATAGGTAATAGCGATTTTTGTTCTGATAAGTTCTCATTCAACGAGAGCGACAGAATTGTAAAGTGCGTTACCGGTTCCATAATAGAATTTGCTTCGTTTCAGAATGAGCAGGATGCCAAGAGTGGAAAGCGAGATTATTTGTTCGTCAATGAAGCTAATGGTATACCTTATCCTGTATATTGGCAGCTTGCCATTCGTACAAGAAAGCAGATATTTATCGATTATAACCCGACAGCTCGTTTCTGGGTACATGATAAGATAATAGGGAAGCCAGAAGCAAAGCTATTCATTACTGATCATCGCCACAATACTTTTCTCTCCGAAGAGGAGCATGATAAGATAGAAGGGATTGAAGATAAGGAGCTTCACCGTGTATATGCGAGGGGAAAGACTGGAAGACTCCGAGGTATGGTTTATGACAATTACGATATTGTCGATTCTATGCCTGATAATTACAAGGGTAGATGGTTGGGACTTGACTTTGGATATAACGATCCAACTGCATTGGTTGATGTTCGTTTATCCGGTGGCGATTTATGGATTGATGAAATTCTATTCGAAGGAAAGGTAACCAATCCCGATATTTCGAGAGTCGTCCGGCAAAATGGAATGGCTGCCATTACCATTATCGCTGATAGTGCAGAGCCTAAGAGCATAGAGGAATTGAAGAGGTTCGGTCTTAGGATAGAGGGAGCGAAGAAAGGGAATGATAGTATAAGACTAGGTATTTCGGTATTGAAAAGATATAAGTGGCATGTGACAAGGCGAAGTACGAATATAAGGAAAGAGCTGGCAAATTATAAGTGGAAAGAAGGAGATGATGGAGAACCTACAAATGAGCCTGTCGAATTATTTAATCACTCGCTAGATGCTATCCGCTATGTAGCCCTCAATAGATTGTTTACACCGCCACAACATAAGAAGATATTTAAACTCGGAAATATATGAAAAGAGAAAAAAGAAAAACATGTACGACGGCTCATTTTTTAGCCATCATGGAATGTTTAACAGAGGAATCGGTAGAAAGTGTAAAAGGAGCTAAAAGAGTTTCTACATTCAAAGGAAAACCGTTAAAAACAGACATAAACGGTATTATGTACGGTGAATTGTTGCAGTTAATGGAAATAAAGACGACCTCGGAAGAATTTATAAAGCCCATGCAGATTGTTGAGGGACTTACCGAGGAGGAAGTTTTGAAAGCTGATATATCTGTCACGGCTGGATATAGAAATTGGATTATAGATGAGGTTAAGAGGGTTTCCAAAATGTTTGAGGCACTCGGTGAAACAATGAGTTATTCATCGGAGGAGATAGCCGCAGGAGTAACATCGTTGAATTTTGGCACATTCGGTATTGTCGATTCTTATGCCAAACGTATGGGAATAATAGATCATGATTATGTTCTTCAATGTGTGCCGTGGGTAGTTATCTATCAATGTCTGAAAATGGATAACGAAGTAGTAGCTTATCAAAGGAGATTGCAAAAGTTAATATATAAGAAAAAATGATGGAGGATAAGATAAGGGAGATCGTAGAGGCTATGGGCTTCTCTTTCTCAATAGGAGATATATATCATTTGAACCAATGGCTTCAACAGCCGGAACAACTTCCTGCCGTATTGTATGTAATGCCTATCAATGGAGGAGGAGAAATAACTATTTCGGGAATGTTGAAGAAGAATATAGAGCCTTTGTTATTCTTTCTCGACCATGAGGGAATAGATCCGGAAGGAGAAGATACGAATGCTATTATAGAGCGAATGCGTTCTGCCGTCGAGGAATTTGTTGTTCGGGTAAACGACACCCGATATTTTGAACCAATAACTGCATGGAGTTGCCATGATGTAATCAGGGATATGGCGATACAATGTTCAGGCGTATCAGTTTCTTTGAATCTTAAAGAATCGACAGGAAAATGCGTATAAAGGAAATTCTACAAGAAGAATTGGAGTGGCTCAAAGGCAAGATTATAGAACAGTTGAGAGCTACCGGAACGACGGTAACGGGACAGACGGCCGATAGTATCGAGGTATATATAGAAGGCAATGAAAAGGAAATCGAAGCCTATTTACTAGGGCGATCTGTATTTTCCACGGTTGAGAAAGGTAGGGCTGCGGGAGGCGTTCCATCTAATATGGTAGATATTATCAGGCAATGGATTATTGACAAAGGAATATCGGTAAGGCAAGTTCCATACATTCGCCAACCGTCTGAGAACTGGCAACCGAAATATACGGTCGAGGAAAGAAGCCTGAATATGGCAGCGGGAGCTATAAGCCATACGATAGCCACAAAGGGTACGAAGCTATATAGGGAAGGAGGACGAGCAGACATTTACACTCCCTTTATAGATGAGTTTCTTAGACGGGTAGAAGATAAAATTTATTTAGAGTATAAACTTGAAATATTAGAAAGATTATGACAAGCGAAAAAGATTATTCAACAGTACAAGTGAGTAATATGGGATATTGTTTCTCTCCATTTGTAATTGATATAAAGGCAAATGGTTCTTTATTGCAAGATATAACCATTATTATTTCTTGCTCACACATTTCAAATGATTATAAAGAACGTTGGAGCGTTGATTATAAGACTAATTTTAAAAAGGATATTAGATACATATTACAGTCCTTATTCGAGTATGAAGGTTTAAGCACAAACATGTATGCAGGTATGGTAGAGAATACTTCTAAACAATTTAGGATTATTGTCGATGTGCAGACATCAAACTCATTAGAGTCTCATGATATGGGTGTTATTAATTTCATATATGGAGCTGTTGAGCCGTATAAAAAATATAATTCTTCAAATATTCCAATCCATGTTAAACAGTTTGTTGAATTCCCGTTTTCTGTTAATTTCTTATTGAAGAAAGGTGCACTTGTACAGACTAATTCACTTGAATTAGTAGAGTATAAAGATGTGTACGACAATCTCGTCTGTATCTTTTTGGATAAGCCAAAAATTCCGATCGGTAAATCTTATCTTGTATATGTTGAAAACGATAAAGAAATAGTTGTTGATACAGATTCTCTTTATCCTATTATAGATACATGGGATAGTGGTAAAACTGTATATTATGTGACAACCTATGGATGCACCGATGGTGTATATTTGATGTGGTTAAATAGATTGGGAGGAAGGAATTATTTCCTTTTCAAGAAAAAAGGAGATACACTTAAAGTTGATGGAGAAGAATATAATAAAACACTATCTTATAAAGATAGATTAGTCGATAACTCCGTTCAGCAAAATAAGACAGCGACTCGTGTTGTCACGCTTTCTGTACCGATGGCTGATAAGAATGAATATAATTATATAGAAGATGTTCTATATTCCCCAGAGGTGTATGTTTATGACATAGATAAATATGCCTTTATAAAGGTAAATGTACAGACTGGGGATTTTGAACGGACGAGTGCTGAACTTCAAGATTTTGTTTTCAAGATTGAATTACCCGAAGAGTTAACAATAAAGGTATGAAAGAGGAACTATATATCAAGGGTGAAAGTGTCGATTTGGGCGACAGTGAGATAACACTCAATTTCAAGAGCAATTTGTTGGGGGACATTTCCAAGATAACAGCCTCGAACAGTTATACGATAACACTACCGAGGACGAATAAGAATATACGGCTTTTGGAATTTCCCGATGTTGCCGGACATGAGAGCTACATGATGAGGGACTATTTCAATGCGGAGTATTACAGGAATGGGGTAAAACTGTTCGATGCAAAAGCTGTTCTTATATCGTGTAGCGAAGATGGGTTTGATGTGGCCTTAACTTGGGGAATGAGTGAGAAATTTATTCAGCTCATTAATGATGATAAAAGCATACAGGAGTTTGCCGATATGGCTTTGCCGTGGAACAGCTCTACGACATACGACAACGGACTGGTTGACGGTCAACTGTCACACGGTTATATCCGTCATAATGCGGGCATAGATGTAGATTCCAACCGAGACAAGATATTTATACACCCGTCCGTAAATTGCATGAGGCTGTTGGAAGAAATAGCCTCATATTACGGTATCGCAATGGAGTGGGGAAGCTATAAGCAATATATAGAACTGTTGTACTTGCCCCTCATCTCACAGAAAGCAAACCCGAAGTATAATTATTATTTTGCAGAGATTAAATTGGAATATCCGGGCACTCCTAATACTGTTGTGAAGTATGTACAAACGAACATGACATTAGGAATTTACAATCATGTTATGGGATTGACTATTCACTTGAATGGTTCTGGAAATTATCGGATTGAATCAAATGTAAAAACAAAAAATTCCGCAAATCCTATATATCTCTTAATAGACAAGGACAATAATAATATATATAGTTCTGCTTTTACATATGATGGGAATTGTATGTATAGTTTTAATAAGGAATATTTAACCGAAGAAAAGGATTTATATCTCCACATAGATTTTCAAAGCCAAATCGATGAAAGTTATAATAATTATATAAAGATTACAGATATTGAATTAAATGATGAGGCACAATACTACACATATTATCCGATCGGCTCGAACCTGCCGGATATATCGGTAGTCGATTTCATAAAGCAAATATGTTGGTTGTTCGGGTTGTTCGCCATAAAAATCGATACTGGTGTCTTTTTCATGCCTGTAAGCAAGATAATAGATAATAAAAAAAAGGCGGTCGATTGGAGCAAGAAATTAGTCCCGACAGGGTGGACGGCCAAAGAGACCTCGTACACGTTTGGGGACTTTGCACAGAAGAACTATTTCCGTTATGAGGAGAACGAGAACGCCAAGAGTGCAGACGGCTATATGGTTGTACAAAATAATACTCTCGACCATGAAAAAGACTTAGTGAAACTTCCTTATACTGCCGGGGGTGACAATGGGGACATGAGAGCCGTTCCATATTTCAAATGGAGCGAAGACGGTACAACAGTAGAGCTTGAAGATTGCGGAGACAGGATTATGCAGCTTGTAATCTCTTTTGACAGTCAAGGCAAGGAGGATGCCCGTTTGGACTTTTCAGACCTTAAATTTCAAAACCGAGTATCACGTTTCGGCCTATCTTCTTATCAAGACCTCATCAAGTCGCCTTTTGTGATTAAGGACACATTCAGGCTTACTGAGATAGATTTGAAAAACATCGATTACACGATACCTGTATATATAGAGCGATATGCGGCATTTTTTGCTATTATCTCTATAAAGTCGCAAGGCGATTATTCAGAGTGTGAATTACTTAAATTATTATGAATACTATAAATGTTTTAGGTTATGGCAGAGAAAGAGATTATCCTCAATGTTAAAGTACAAACAAATACAGAAGCAGCAATTAAACAAATAATGGAGCTGAATACCCAAATAGAAAGGGAAAAGAATTTGCAAAAAGAGTACAATCAATGGTTAAAGGAAGGGACTGTTTCTTGGGAAGAATATAATCGGGAAATGGAGCTTTCAAAACAACATGTTACCGAATATTCTACAAAGATACGAGCTCTTAGGAAAGAGATTCAAAATAATATTAAAGTTGAATCGGATTTAAGAGGTTCACTTGTTCAACTGCGTGCGGCTTTATCCAATCTGACTGCCGAATATGACAATCTAAGTAAGGCGGAAAGGGATTCGGCGAAAGGGAAAGAATTACAAGACAAGATTAATGCTGTTACAAAAGAGCTTAAAGGAGCAGAAGAGGCAACCGGTCGATTCAACAGGAATGTAGGTAACTATGAAAATGCAATCAAAAGCGTATTTGGAGACAATCAGCTTGTTGCAGGAATTCAGGCTGTAAGGAATGGTGTTATAGGGGTAAGCAAGGCTTTTGATCTTCTTAAATCTCACCCGGTAATTGCTGTTATAAGTGTCATTACGGCATTATTCTTGAAACTGGCAAATTCAGCAAAGAACAACGAAGAACAATATGTTAAGTTGCAGCAGGTATTGGCTCCGTTGAAAATGGCAATGGACGGAATAACAAGGGTTGTGGAATCTATTGTAGATGTTTTTCTTTCTGCCGCACAAGCTGTTACTGGTTTGGTGGGTGCTTTTTTGGATTTTATTGGAGTAGGAGATAGTATAAATCAAAATTCAAAGGATTATATAGAACTTGAAAAGCAGAAATTAGATTTAGCCAATAAAGAAAGGAGCGACCTTGTAGAGAATGCGAAATTAAGTATGGAAGCCTCTGATTTGAGGGCGAAATCTGCTCAGAAGGATAAATATTCAGCAGAAGAACGCATACAATTCTTGAATGAAGCCATAGATAAGGAAAAAGCTATGGCAGATAATGAGTTGGAACAAGCGAAACAGAGATTAGAAATAGCTAAAAAAGAAGCTGAGCGAACAAAAAATAGTAAAGAAGTGAATGATGAATTGGCACAAGCAGAAGCTAATTTGTACAATGTTCAAAAAGAATATAATACAAAAACAAGGGAGTTATATTCACAACGTTCAGAGGCTCAAACTAAATTAAATCAAGAGGAGGAACAACGGTTACAATTAGTGCAAGAGCGTTCGGATAAAGAGCTTGCAGCTATGCGTGCTCTCCGTGATTCTGAAAATGCGCTAATTAAAGATAGTTTTGAAAAACAGAAAGCAGACATAAATGCAAGTTATGATGATCAGATAGCAGATTTAAAGAAGCGAATGGAAACAGAAGAGAATCTAACGACCGAAGCGAAGGCCGCCATGAGTGCCACAATAGCCAACTTGGAAAAGCAGAGAGATGCAGAGTTAGCAGAAGTGAATGAGGAATCGATTCGGGAAAAGTTAGAGCAAGAAGCTGCTTATATTGAGCAGAGGCTTCAATTGGCAACAGAGGGTACAATTCAGGAATATAGCTTGAAAGCTGAACAACTCAAAAAGGAAAAGGAGATAGAACTATCCAATACAAAACTGACTGCCGAGCAGAAACAACTGATTGAGGACCGTTATCAAAAGAAACTCGACGAAATGACATCTGAGTATGAGCGGAAAAAGCAAGAGAAAGCTATGGAAGCATTAGAGCTCGAACTGTCTAACAGGTTGGCAGCCGCAAAGATAGCCGGAGAAGATGAGTTACAAGTCGAGCTTGAAAATGCCAAGAAACGGCTTGATTCCTTACAGCAGTTAGAGGGAGAAAGCGATGCCGAGTTTAAAGCTCGACAACTCGAAGCCCAGCAGGAATATTTGGATGCCAAAGAGGAACTTGCACAGAGGGAAATAGAAATAGAACAAGCGAAGTTCGAAGCGGCATCTCAAATTACAGGAGCTCTATCGGGGTTATTCGAGCAGCTTGGAGAGGACAACAAGGCATTTATGATTTTATCGAAAACATTAGCATTGGCAGAAGTGGCTATTAACACAGGAAAAGCAATATCATCGGCTGTTGCTGCGTCTGCTACAAAAGGTATTTTTGGTATTGCAGAAGCTGTTTCTTTAATCGCGACGATAATCACCAATATGACAACCGCGATAGGGATTATAAATTCGGCCAAGTTTGCCGATGGTGGTCTTGTAGAAGGCCCCGGAACGGGAACGAGCGACAGCATACCCGCTATGTTGTCTAACGGTGAGAGCGTGATGACAGCAAGAGCTACCTCCATGTTCGCTCCGCTACTGTCTGCTATTAATGTAGCCGGAGGAGGCGTGCCCATACAAGTCCGGGAAAAAAGTAGTCAGGCTCTCGGTGAGGAGATGATTGCACGAGCCATTGCACGAGGCATGCAAGATGTCCACCCGATTGTTTCCGTTACGGAGATTAACAAGGTGGGTTCACAAGTTAAAGTGGTAGAGAATTTAGGTTCCATTTAATTGTTCAATTCATGAAAGTCCACGAATGTATAGAGATAAGCCGTCCCATATTGGAGGCGATGAGGCGTGCCGGAGTCAATCTGGACGATGTTAAGTACCTTGAAATGTACAAGCGTTTCCTAACGATGAAGGGAGAAGGGTTAAAAGTATCGTATATCGCCGAGAAATTGAGCGATGAGTACCAGATAAGGCCGAGAAAATTCTATTACATCTTGAAAAAGTTCGATTCCGTTGTTTAATTATATGTGTTGTGTTTCGAGTGGCGTGTGTCCGTGAGGATATGCGCCATTTTTTTGCTGCAAAATCCGTGCAGTTGAATCCCTTCTTATCATTCTGTTTGATAGGTTATTCCTTCGTAAATTTGGAATAAACCAATGATTGGATAATGGTATTAAAAATATATTCTCAAATAGCGAACGAGTCGGAAAAAGCATTATTGCAGTTTTTCGGGGACAATGCAGTTTCTTTCATCGATGTAGACGATTTTGTAAGCCAGATACCGGAAGATGACGATTCGATAGAGGTGCGCATTCATTGTCCGGGCGGCGATGTAGCCGAGGGCTGGGCTATCGTTGACAAATTGAGGGCGACCGGCAAAAAAATAATAACGGTGGTTGACGGCGTGTGCTCCTCTATGGCTACGATAGTCTTGCTCGCCGGTTCTGTCCGTAAAGGGAATAAGAATCAGAGGCTTCTGATTCACAATACCCGCTTTTGTGATTTTTATATAGAGAATGCCACGGCGGAAGAACTGGAAGCAAAAGCTAATGATTTGAGGTCGGAGGATAATAAGATTCTTGACTTCTATGTAGAGCGCACCGGGGCTGATAGGGAAGTTCTCGCCACTCTGATGAAAGAGGAACGATATATGAGCATGCAGGAAGCTAAGGATTTGGGATTCATAACGGAAATAATCGAGCCGATTTCGGCTATTTCCAATACAAACAAAAATAAAAAAAACATGAGTAAAAAGAATCTGAAAGATGCGCTGAATGTGTTGGCGCAAGCACTCGGTCTGTCAGGTGCAAAAGACATCGAGCTGCAAACTGAGGACGGGCAAGTATTGACAGTAGAACGAGAAGAAGGAGATCCGGAGGTAGGTGATGCCGCCAGCCCTGACGGGGAATGGTTGATGCCAGATGGGAGAACGATTATCGTATCTGACGGCGTGATTACCGAGATTCGTGAAGCAGTCCCTGATGGAGGTGAAGATGTGGAAGCACTTAAAGCTGAGATTGCTCGACTTACAACGGAGCTAGAATCAGAAAGAGCGAAGGGAAAAAGCGACGAGGAGTCTGCTATTCTAGCCCAAGTTAAAGCGGCAGGGGGCAAACAATGGCTTGACAGAGTGACGACTAGCAATTATGTGCCCCCCAAACCCAATCCGGTTAGAAAGAAAGAGCCGGTAGCAGAGGAAAACGTCCTTGAAAAGGAATTAAGGGAGAGGAAAGAGAAAGCGAAAGCCCATGAGGTTGAAAAGCGAAAAAGAAAATAGGTAATATTAAGAGATTGTTTAGGTTATTATGGGAACTTTTGAAGATTTGACCCCTGATAATGGGGCGATAAAAACGTTGCAGGAGTTAATTCCGATGACAACGTTCAAGGACGAAAGCCTTGAAGCACTATTTACATTGATGACGAGTGCGAGAAACGGTAAGAAATTGGGTTTCATAGGCGACATGGAAGATGTCGGAACGAAACTGACGAACCGATGTAATCCTACTTATGTATCTGCTTCCATTGAGGCGAACGAAAAAGAGTGGGAATTAGGAGAATGGGAAATACCCTTAAAGCTCTGTTATGACGATATTATGGGTACAGTAGCCGAATATACGCTGAAAACAGGCACGGATAAGGGCGACATGACCTCTATCGAATATATGAATGTTGTCTATCGCCCAGCATTGGAAAAGGCCATGATAAATATGATGTGGCGGTTAATTTGGTTCGGTGACAAGGACGCAAAGAATATAACCGGAGGAAGTGGTCAGATAACAGACGGGGTTAATACCAACCTATTTACAGTTGCCGATGGATTCTGGAAACGACTGTTTGCAATAATTACAGATAATGAGGCTCAGAAAACAGCAATTGCGGCAAATTCGCAAACAACGGCAGCCCTTCAAAAATCGAAATTATTAGAATCCGGTGTTGCAACGGGCATAGTAGACTCCATGTTGATGGAAGCAGATCCAAGAATTTCTACCCTTGACGGGGCAGCTATTTTTATGACAAAATCATTGGCAGACGCATTGACGCAAGATGTGAAGAAAACTTACCGAGATATAATGCCGTGGGCAGTAATCTTCGATGGTGTTCAAATGGCGCAATACAATGGTGTTCCTATTTATTCCATCTCGATTTGGGACAGAATGATTCAAAAATATCAAAATGATAAGACGAAGTTGAACATTCCTCACCGAGCTGTTTACACTTCGCCGAAGAATTTGCTTGTTGGGGCTCCCGGAGAATTGATTTCAGATTTGGATATTTTCTTTAATCGGGAAAAACGACAAACTCAAATTTATTCGACAGGAGACCTCGGTACTTTAATTGCAGAAGATGAGTTAGTTCAAGTAGCATGTTAAATAAAATTTTTAAGAAAGGAAAATGAAATGGCAACAGACTGTGTTAGTTTGATTTCGGCAGGAATAGTGCCGAACTGTGACGATCCTATTACAAAGGGGTATGAGCACAAAGGAATAATTATTAACTGGGACGACATCGATTTTACGGCCACCACCTTTTCTGGTGCGAATACGATTTCCGACCTTGTTTTAAAAGAAGGGAAAAAGGCCTATGAAATCGTTCAAAGAGGAAATACACCCTATACGGGATCTACCTCTGAACTGGCCGTTGGAACAATTTCCAATACGGTAACTAAAAATGTCCAATTTACGATATTGAACAAAGGTCCCAAGATTGCTGAAACAGTGATAGACCCCTTGTTCAATGGTAAGTATGTCGTGATTCTGGAAAACACATGGAAGAATCTTAGTGCCACACAAGGTACGAAGGGAGACAGTTCCTTTGAAGTTTTTGGTATCAAACAAGGCATGTTCGCAACGGCAGCGACTCGTGACCCGTATAGCTCGGATACACAAGGCGGCTGGCAGGTTACCATGACTGAAACCGAAAGCCCTGTGGCAGAAGTTTATTTGTTCAAGACTAGTTATGAAGCGACACTGGCGATGATAAATTCGTTGGTTAATCCTTCTCCCGGTGTATGACCTATGAAGAAGCGATGAAATTATCCTCCGAGTTGATAGGGAGAATAAACTCCCTATCGCAGGAGGATCATCGAACGATCGAGAAACTCTATAAGGCATCCTTGAAAAAAGAAGTTCGGAAATGTAACTGCAAGGACAAGCATAGAGACGCATTGATTGAAACATTCACTTATTTAAAAAGGAACAAGAAGATGAAAGAGAAATCGAAATTTATATTAAAACCCGGAGCTGTGATTCAAGTGTTCGGTGATCCACGTGTTTACACGAATGAGAACCTTACCGATGATATAGCCAAAGAATATCTGACCAATAACCCCGGCTTGCGAACCATGTTTTCTGTAATTCCTGACGAGTTCTATGAATCTAAAAGCCGTAAAGGAACCTCAAAAGAGGATTAACACGAATTATCTGAGTAGCCTGAATATACAGAGCTATGGTGAGGATAATTTGTATCCCAATAAATTAGCCGAGGTGGTAGCATCATCGTCTATCGCCTCCGGCTGTTTGTCTCGCTATGCAGATTTCATAGAAGGGAATGGATTCAACTCTCAAATAATTTCAGATTACAAAATCAACAGAAGCGGAGATACACTAGATGACTTGTTGGGATTGTTAGCCAATGATCTTGCAAAGTTCGGAGGTTTTGCAATACATGCCAATTATGACGTATTAGGAAAGATTCGCAACATTCATCATATCCCCTTCATTACAACGAGACTTAAAGAGCCAAACGATTACGGTAAAGTGACAGACATAGCCATTCACCCTAACTGGACGGGTGATGAAACTAGGAATGGAAAACGAGTTCAAGTCAACAAGTCGAACATTAGTTTCATTCATGTTTTCGATCCCAATTCTGCAATTACCGAAATTGAAGAGGTTGGGATAAATGAGTATAAGGGGCAGGTGTTATGGTATTCGAGGAATGGCAACATGGTTTATCCTCTTCCGGTGTATGACCCTGTTATCACGGATATGAGTACAGATGAAGGACTTGCCAATGTACGTTATCGCAACGCCCGGAATAACTTCTTGCCGAGTGGGGCATTGATTACAAGGAAAGGAACAGATATTCAAAAGAATTATTTTGACGATGAAAGGAGATCTTACGGACATGAGAGTTACGAAAGTGAATATTCTCCTGTGTTGAAAAACTTGCAGGGAGACTTTAATGCCTGCAAGATAGTAGAGATAGAAATAGGAGCTGACGAGCAATCTCCTGAATTTATAAGTTTGTCGACCAACAATTATGATAAGGAATTTACCGTAACAGCGGATAGCATAATAGATAATATCTATTCAGCATTCAACCAAGAAGCATTTTTGGCAATAAGAAAAGGAAAGCTCGGCTTCTCTGGCGATATATTGGCTGACGCTTATTCCTACTATTCGGGTAAGGTAACCAAAGAGCAGAGGGCAATATCGAGAGCCTTGTTATCTATATTCAAGAATTGGTATGAACAACCATTCGGAGAACTCACGTCTGATACTTTTAAAATACAATCGATGTTGTATGGCAGCACTAATAACACCAATTGATATATCGACATTGGCAAGGCCTTGTTATGCAGATAAGGAAATTGCCAATAAAGCGATAGACGAGGCGATAGATATAGACATTCGCTATCTAGTAGGAGATACTCTATTTCAAAAGATAATGCAGAGTAAAGATACAATCTTACTAAATGGGGGTCTGTATAAGTCGAAGAAAGGAGAAGACCGCATTATCGGAGGATTGAAGAAGGCTGTTGCCTATCTGGCCTATTCGCGTGTCGTAAAATTTGGTAATAGCCTGCCGACGAGGTTTGGAACTATGAATAATAACGATGCTTATTCTTCGCATGCAGAATTAAAGGAACGACAAATGATAGCTGATGATACTTATTCTATCGGATTGAAATATATAGAGGAAGTATTGTACTATATTAATGATTCGGAAGAATGCTGTATCTGCGAAAAGCCAATAAGCAAGCGTAGCATATTTAAGATTATAGGAGATTGATCGATGATTGACAAAGATCCCATAGTGAAGTACTCGTGGGAGGATATTAAGTTTACCATTGGCTTTGAGGACAAGAACGGGAGCCCAATCGATGCAGAGACGAAGAAGTTTAAGTTCATCTACAAGGACGAGGCCGGTTGTTGTTGCGAAGTGAGCTACGACGGGAAGACACGTAAAAACTGTGTGTTCCGTGACGGCGTGCTGTACGGCATATTCAATTCCGGGACTTTCCGCTATGGCTTGCTCACGGTCGAGAGGCACTACTGGATAGAGGATGCCGATTTCGATGACGGCAAATGGGACTATGGCGATGTTTACAAAACCAATATAATCATCAAGTGATATGGCAGATAGTGATTGCATAATCGTTCATGAGCAGGTGGTAGTGCCCGATGCCGTTGCGGTGAAAGAAACGGTCAGCGTGCCGGCTATTGTTCAAAAACCTAAATTCATTCCCGACCCGTCATGGGGAAATCTTGACGAATGCCCGGACAATGACATTTGGTTTGTGGTGACAGACGATAAACCGACTACATTTGAAGATTATATTTTTGTGCAGTACTCCTCTTTTAATGTAAAAAGTTATAAGATAGATTGGGGAGACGGTAGTGAAACTTATACCGCTATCGCCCCAACGACTACCAATATAACAAACCATAAATATTTGAAAGGAACTGGCAGAATAGACACTAATGGCAGGGAATTTTGGATAATGAAGGTTTCATATGAATTATATTCAATTGACTACGACCATTATATTTATCCAAATGGTTATGTATATGTAAATTACCCGCAAAAGATATATAATATAGCTCCTTATAAATATATTGTATTTGGGAAAAATATTAGGAAACTCAAATACTGTTCATTTGAGTTGTCAACATTACCATTGGAAGCCATAAAATTTCTATCGGATACAATAGACTGCATACCAACTTTTCCGTATGTGAAAAATAGGTTAAGATATATATTACATACCGGGGATACTTTAAAATTAACCTATTTAGTTGGTTATAAATTTAGAAATATATTCTGTGATGATTTAAGTGACATTCAGATTGAAGGAGGAGAAATTGGAGAATACTTATGGGGTTGTCTAAATCAAACCAGAGGTAAAGTAGACCTTTCTAAAATGAAGGTATCATCGACTAACACATGGAGTCATTGCTTTTATGGCATGGCACAATCGGTTGAAGAAATAATCATGCCTCAAGAACCATTTACCGGTACTTATGTTAGAAACTGTTTTTATAATTGCTTCTCATTGAGAAAATTGGTATTACCCAAATCGATGCCGAATGTAGAGGATGCAATAGGATTGTTTCAAAGTGATAATCAACTATATGATTTTGAACTGCCAAGCGATTTTGGTTCAAAAGGAAACGGGCTCATTCTTAATATGGATGGTGTACCGAAGACTATGAGATTGGACTTAAAAAACACAAAGATAAGATGTTTGTCATGGTCCGGTTCTTATCAACAACCATTATGCGGACTTACGGGGCTAACCTTTTCACCGGAATCACAATTTGATTATACTTATAACGGAGCAAATTTATATGTCAGATATTCAGCTCTTTCTCATGAAGCTATATTGGAGATTTTTAACCAATTACCGGATTTTAATGGAGAATCTGAAAGAGTAATAGATATAACCGGTTGTCTTGGAGTTACAGAAATTACAGAAGATGAGGTGAAAATAGCCACTGATAAAAATTGGAGGGTGATAGGAGTATGAAAATGATATGGAGGTATGAAAAATGATACGGAAAAAAGCGAGAGAAGGATATTTGTTGGTATATAAAACAGATGAGTATATCACGGTTACTCCGGCTGTTTCCGCCCCGGACGGAACCGACCTGACAAATTGGGAGGAACTCCCCGAGGCGGAGGCGAGAGAATTGGAACGAGTATTTAACGAGAGACGGACGAATTGATATGCAGGAGAGAAACGTATTGCAAGAAGTATTTACAGCTACGCTGACGCTGTTTACAGATCTGTTGGAGCCGGTGAAGTGGTTTATTCTCGCGGCCGTGTGCTTGATCGTGGCGGACTTGAAATTCGGCATCGAGGCAGCTCGGAAGCGAGGGGAGAAGATACGGACGAGTCGGGCGGCTCGGCGGAGCGTGAACAAATTGGTGGATTATATTTGCTGGATATTGGTGGCCATGAGTTTCGGGAAAGTGTTCGGCGAACCTTTCGGATTGCCGATACTCCCGGCATTGGTGCTGTTGGTGGTTTACGGTTGCGAGATCAATTCGTGTTTCAACAATTACTTCGAAGCTCGGGGAAGTAAGTTACGCATCAATATCTTCAAACTGTTCAAGAATAAGAGCGGCGATGTGATCGAACCGGAGAATAGGGACGAGTAATCGCCTTTCGAAAGACCGTTCATTATATAAAATCTAAAAGAAAATGAAAGTGATTCTAGACAACGGACATGGTCGGGACACAGCGGGAAAGAGAAGCCCGGACGGAAGGTTAAGGGAGTATGCCTACACCCGTGAGATGGCCCGCAGGATAGCGCAGGATTTGAAACGGCAGGGTATCGATATATCCTTGCTCGTTCCCGAAGATACAGACGTTCCTTTGAAGGAGCGTGTGGAACGAGCGAACCGGATTTATGAGGAAACTGGCAAGCAGGCTATACTCGTATCGATACATGTCAATGCCGCCGGTAACGGTTCGACATGGTTTTCGGCCAGAGGGTGGAGCGTGTTCGTCGATCCGGCAGCATCGCAAGACGGCGAGCGGCTTGCGCCGTCCACAGCCGACGCCGCCCGGAACATCGGCCTGACGCTACGCA